TGGAAGGACACATGTCGTTGCCTGTGTCACCGTTAATTGCGTTAAGATTAATTATTTGTATACACTTGTTAGGATCTAAACCTACAAAATGTTTAGGAGAAACATTGAATTTCTCACAGATACCATCTCGGACATGCTTTGGAAAAGCTAGCCATCTTTCATGGAGTTGTTGTTCACCATTATTGCCATTTATGAGATGGACGGAAATACGATTCAATTTGATCTCAGCGTCCACATAGGACATAAAAGCGCTATAATTTTGGGCCGCGAAAGAATTTAAGTAGCCTTGGAAAAGTATAGCAGGATTGAATTGATTTCCAGTTACAATACCTGTGTTGTTGAAAGCCGTTGCATTTAGCGTTTGGGTAGTAGATTTGTAAATAACTCGGAATTTATTAGCATCGTCTTCCCAGTTGTTCCAGTTATACATGTTGTTGGTGATAACATTCGCTAAATCTTGAGTCATCCTGTTACTAGTGTAGAATGGATTGGAGAAAAATGGAATTGACAAGACACGGGCGCCGTTAGTATGTAAGTAACAAACATCAAAAACCGCTGCATCCAAAGGCCATAATTGCGTTAAATCAACATCAGGATTGTACAGAATTGGTCGCTTGTTGATGTTGACACTGCGCCATTCAATACAAACTTGTGATCTAGAGTCGTTGGTAGGGAGACCAGCGAAACCGTTTATGGATGATGGTGGATGTATGCATTTCTTGATAAATGCGACAGAAGGTTTGTTTTGCTCGGAAGAATGTGTTTGTACTTCAGAGTCTTCTTTCTGTAAACTTTCGAATAAATCTGTGTTTATCGGGTTGTTAGAATCTTTTGACATGATAAAGAGTGTTTGTAATATTGATTAAAACTATTATTATTATTAAGAAGTGGTTTGAGAAATATTAAATGCTAGTTATTGCTAGAGAACTACTATTGAATGAATAATTATATGTTAAAACGGGTGTAGGTAGATGTATCCCGTTAATGAATTTCGTGTTTGTCAACACAAGAAAGTTCGCGAAATTTCATGTTCAGTGAGTTTTTAAGGAAATCAAACAAATTAGAAATGTCACCTTCATTAAGATCTTCGTAAAACTCTGTGAGAGCAAGACAGCCAAGTCGTTTGTGATGATTGTCCCTAACGACTGTGACGCGTTCTCTTAAACTCTGCAAAGCATCATAAAAATGTTGTTCGTCTCTATAGTCTTTATCCAGGAACTTTGCTGCGTATCTTACAACATCAGGAAATAATCCAACCTCAGTGCAAACCCATCCGGCAAATTCTCCAGATTTGAAAGAATGCAATTTCGCTTTGTGACCAGTGATTTGGAATATCCTCTTTGCTTTCGTGCTATAAGTCGAATTTTTGCATTTGATAGCAGAATCGTCACCTTTGTACATGGCAATAACTGGATCGGTGACGTCTAGTACACAATTTGTCAAAGCCATATTCATCAGAGTGTTTTCGCAGATGGTGAAAGGATTGCCTGAAAACTGTTTACTCTTACCGTTGAGTTTGGTTTTTCCGTTCTTATTTCTGTAGATCATAGTCCAGTTTTGCCTGAAATCGAAGAACCAAGTAGCGAGATACTCGGGGCATCCGCATGCTACCATGAGATCCCACATGACTTCAGTGAAAACACGATGGAAACGACTGTCCCACTCAGAGAAGTCATTGC